CTAGCCCTCCTGGTCGACCCCGACGATGCGGTGGCATTCGACCACGTCCCCGCGGGGGATATGGAGGATTTCGTCGGGGTTAAACTGGCGCAGCACCAGTTCGTCGTCGTTCCGGCTGAGGAATTGCTTGATGAGGACCGTCTGGTCCGTCTTGTAGACGACGACGTCGCGGCCGCGGATCGGCGGCTTCACCGGATTGACGTGGAGCAGCCAACCCTGCTCGTAGCGGGGCTCCATCGAGTCTCCGGTCATGTAGATCGCGTAGGCGTCGCGCACCCCCACAAGGTTTGCCGGGCGCGGCGTGCGGCCGATCGGCCCATCCTGCAGAAACATCTCGCGGTCGTTGCCGCCGCCCCGCGCGCCGCTGCGGATCGGCATCGTATCCTGGCGCTGGGCGGGCGGCAGCGGAAGCGCCACGGACTGGCGGGGTGGACGACCGCGCCGCGCCGGCTCGGGCGGCGTGTCGGGTTCGCCGGCGTGCCGCGACACCTCCTCCTGCGGCACGCCGAGAAACTGCGCGATCTGCACGGCTTCCAGCAGCTTTAGTTGCCGCTCGCCGCGCAGCAGACGCGAGACCGCGGAGGGCGGCAGCCCGAGATGGCGCGCGAGGTCGGCTTGCGTGCGCCCGACCTGTTCAAGAGCGTTGTGAAACCAGATCGTGTCCATTTGCAATATTGCCATATTGACATGCCATTTGATGATGATATATCGCGATTGCGATAATGGCAATATCTGAGGGGGCGGGCCGTGGATGGCGGGGCAGCGCGTGGGTTCGGGATCAGGAACAATCAGGGTGAGGATGAGGGAGGCTGTGCCTTTATTCTTGAGCAGGGCGGGATTTGTGGCGGAGCGCGAAGAGGGGGCTCCTCCTATTGCCCGGAACATCACGTGCTCTGCCATATCAGCGAGGGCAGCGCGGCCGAACGCCGGCGAGTGACCGAGGCCGAGGCGCTGGCAAGCGCTGTCGGTGGACGACGCGGACGACTGTCGCGGATGCCGCCTGATCGATTTCTGCGCCGCTTGGAAAAGATCGCGCGCGACTCTTCGCGTTCAAGTCGTTCACGTATTGTTCAGAAGTTAGGAGAATGAACCGCCGACGCCAGCCCCAACGCATATCGAATGACGACATCGTTCCTGCGGAGCGGCTCCAGCACGGTGTTGTCGAGCTGGTTCCCGCGATTATTGCCGATGCGGAGGGCCGTCCGGCGCGGCCGTATCGCGCAGTCGACACGCTGATGATGATGGAGCGGCGGGGGTCGATCACACCACGTATGCGGCAGGCTGGCGAAGAATTCCGACGACGCTTCGCCATCGCGCAACTCGACCCGCTGCGGGCACTGGATATTTCGCGACTGAGCCTCGGGGATAAGCCGACGGGGCGCGGCGATCATGTGCCGGGACTGCGCGTCGAGGCGGCGCGCGGGGCGGTCTGGCGCGCGATCGGCGCGGTTGGCGGCATCGCCTCGCCCGCCGGCTCGTGCCTGTGGCACGTCGTCGGTTGGGAACGATCGCTCAAGGAATGGGCGCAAGAGCAGGGATGGGCGGGCCGCCGCGTTAGCCAAGAGGCGGCATCGGGGATTCTCATCGCCGCATTGGGCGCGCTGGAGGCGCGCTTTCAGTAAATTATCAAATTAGCAATTTTGTAATTGACAAATCCGGATCGAAAGAGTACAAAGCGTTCACCCTGGCGGAATTGGGGCGGCGACAAGCCTCTCCGATCCGCCGCACCCCATCTGGACATCGGCAGTGAGCATCAAGTCGCGCTGGCAGGAGCGCCGGCGGCGCAAATCCGCGCAAACCGCGCTCGCCGAGATGACCGAACGCGCCGCGCGGCTCGGCATCACACCCGAGCGCGTGCTTGAGGAATACCGCCGCATCGCCTTTGCGAACCTCAGTCACATCGTCCACTGGAGCGATGCCGGCATGCAGTTCAAGCCGGATGGTGAACTCGATCCCGATGACGTGGCGGCGATCGCGGAAATCGTCGAGAGCGCCAAGGAGGGCAAGCCCTATCGGGTCAAGCTCTACGACAAGAAGGCGGCGCTCGATGCGATCGCTCGCTATCTCGGCATGATGCCTCCGCCGATCGCCGCGACCAACGAGGACGAGCCTGAGCGTGAAGACGGAAAAGACCATCGCGACGCGCTTATCCATGATTTGGATCGCCTCGCTGCCCAAATGGCTAAGGGATCCGCTGATCCAAAGCCTGGCTCCTAAGCAGGCGGGCTGGCTTCGCTACGAGTGGGAGTGTCGCGCGAGGGACGAGCAGAAGCCGCCACCGGGCGACTGGCGCGTCTGGCTGCTGCTCGCGGGACGCGGGTTTGGCAAGACCCGGACCGGAGCGGAACTGGTTCGTCTCCGGGTCGGAATGCGCACCGCACGCCATGTCGCGCTGGTGGCGCCGACCGCGGCCGACGCCCGTGACGTGATGGTCGAAGGCGAGAGCGGGCTGCTGGCAATCGCGCCGCCCTGGGATCGTCCGGAATACGAACCGTCGAAGCGCCGCCTGACCTGGGCGAACGGCGCGGTCGCGACGACGTATTCAGCCGACGAACCGGAGCGTCTTCGCGGCCCGCAGCATGATTTCGCCTGGTGCGACGAACTGGCGGCCTGGCGCTACCCCGCGGCCTGGGACATGCTGATGTTCGGGCTGCGGCTTGGCACTGACCCGCGCGCCGTGGTCACCACGACGCCGCGGCCGACAAAGCTGATCAAGGCGCTGGTCGCCGACCCCAAGGTGGTGGTGACGCGCGGCACGACCTATGAGAACGAGGCAAACCTCGCGCCGGCGTTTCTCGAACAGATCGTGCGGCGCTACGAAGGCACGCGGCTCGGCCGACAGGAGCTTGAAGCTGAGATTCTGGAAGACGTGCCGGGCGCGCTGTGGAGCCACGGACTGATCGACGCCGTGCGGGTGGCAACCCATCCCGAGCTTACTCGGATTGTCGTGGCGATCGACCCGGCCGCGGGCTCCGGCGAGCATTCGGACGAAACCGGGATTGTCGTCGCCGGCAAGGACGATGCAGGGCACGGTTATGTCCTCGCCGATCTGTCGGAACATTACGCGCCGACGCAGTGGGCGCGGGCGGCGATCGCGGCGTATCACGCGCATGGCGCCGACCGGATCGTCGCCGAGGTCAACAATGGCGGCGAGATGGTCGAGGCGACGCTGCGCGTGATCGATCCGACCGTGCCCTTCGCGGCGGTGCGGGCATCACGCGGCAAGGTCGCCCGCGCCGAGCCGGTGGCGGCGCTCTACGAGCAGGGACGGGTTCACCATGTCGGCGCTTTGCCGCGGCTTGAAGACCAGATGTGCGGCTTCGTCCACGATTTCGACCGCGCCAAGGCCGGCTATTCGCCCGACCGGGTGGATGCGCTGGTCTGGGCGCTCAGCGAATTGTTGATTCAGCCGATCGCCGGCGAGGGAGTTTTCGAGGCGTATCGCCACCTCGCGCAACAGGAGCATGAGAAATCATGACGTTGCTCGTCAAAGACGCGAATACCACGGTGCAATCGCTGTCGACCGCGGTCGATAGCGCGGGAAATTTGGTGCCGGTGCATGCGCCTGCCTCGGTGGCGTCGGGCATCGCGAGCCCAGTCGGACCGGCGAACCCTTTGCCGGTGATCAATACCGCTGGTACACCGGCTAGCGACGGCAGCGGCACGGTCGCGAGCGGCGGCAGCGCGCAGACACTGTTTGGCGGCACCGTGCCCGCTAACGGCTTTCTGGTACAGAACAACTCCTCCGCGACGCTGTGGCTCTGCGACACGGGGACGGCTTCGGCGGGCGGGGCGAGCCTTCAGCTCGCGGCCAATGGCGGGTTGTTCGCGACGCCGCCGGGCTACAAGCCGGGCGGCGCTGTCAGCCTCTACGGCGCGACGACCGGCCAAGCCTTCGCTGCCCGCCGGTGGTAACCCTTCCTGTCATTCCGGGGCATCGCACAGCGATGAACCAGGAACCCATGAACACGGACCTCACAGGATTGGATGAAGACCAGTGATCATGGGTTCCCGCTTTTCGCGGAAATGACACGTTGAGAGTTGCCGGGCCGGCCGATGCAAAATGGCGAACCGGAACCCGCGAACACGGACGGCATACACGAAAACAGCGACCAAGAACCAAGGGCACGTGATCAACATGAAGCTCATGCACGCAGCCGTCCTCGCAGCATTTCTGGTCCCTGTCGCGGTCTGGGCACCGCGCGCGCTGGCGCAATCGCCGGGCAGCTTCTCGACATTGTCGACCACCGGCACGGCGACCCTGGGCGGTGCCGTCTTGGCATGTTCAGGGCAGCCCTGGATCGATGTCCGATGCAACGGTGCCGTCGGCGACGACAGCCATGACGATACAAGCGCGATCCAGACGACGATCGATGCGGCGGTCGCCCATAACTGGCCCGTGCATATCCCGGCCGGAACCTACAAGGTAACGAGCGGGCTGGTGATCGATTATGCCGGCCAGTCGTCGAACGGGTTTCGGCTGATCTCGGAAGGTGCGGCGATCGATGGTACGACAGTGGCATCTGGGCCGGTGCTGCGGGTCGAGTGTTCGGGCGGAACAACGGGTAGCCCGGCCAATTGTTTTTATTTCAAGGAAGAAGGCGCGTTGTTTGTGCGGGCGAACACGCCCGGCTATGCCGTCGTTGTCGGCAGGACGGATTTTTCCGACGCGCAAAACGCCGTCAAGCTCGATCACCTCGTCGTCAACAATGCCAGCACGTCGTCTTCAGCCGGCGGGCTGCAGCTCAATTACGTCCTGAACAGCGACATTTACGCCGTGGCCGACAGCGCGGGCGGCGCGGCCGGCATCGCGCTCGAACAGACGCAGTTCTCGCGCATTTCCGGTGCCGGTTCTGCCGCTGCTACGGGCGGTGCAGCGATGCTGTTGGAAAACGGCTATGACTTCGCCAACACGATTTTCGGTTTCGATTTCGAGGTGGCGCCGAACTGCCTGTCGGTCACGACACCCCATGACGGGCAGAACACTTTCGTCTCGCCGTATTTCAACTGCACGACCGCGGTCAACGCGACGGCGAGCACCCGCAACCTCCTGATCAACCCGACCTATGCGGGGCTTGTTACCAATCGCGGGCCGCAATCGACTGGAGTCTCGGTCGTCGGCGGCGGGAGCTGGGCATCGTGGCAATTTCCCAGCGTTGCCAGCTACACCGCGAACGGTGTCGACGACGGCACGGCGATCTCGTCCTACAACGCGCCGGGCGCCTCGCTGGCGGTGACGCTGCCGGCACCCAATGCCGTGAATGCCGGCTGGCGCATGGGCTTCGCCACGGACAACGGCAAGGGCATGACCGTCTCGGCGCCGTCGGGGGCGATATTGTCGGGCGGCAAGTCGCTGACGTCGGTGACGCTCGGGCCTGGCAATTACGAGTATCTCGAACTGCAGTCGGACGGAACGAATTTCCGCGTTACCGCCGGGACACGAAACACGCTTGCCACCAACGGCTTGCAGAGCCGGGATTGGCCCGGCAATTGGCTTTATCCGTCGAGTTCGGGCTATGCGGCGCAGCTTGGCGACAACGGCAATGTTGTCTCGAGCTACAGCACCAGCGCCGGCCTCACGGTGACATTGCCGCCGACGACCGATCTGCCTTCCGGCTGGTCGATGGGGTTCGCCACCGACCAGGACAAGAGCCTGACGGTTCAAGTCAATGGGACGAGCGGCGGCCATATTCTCTATCCGCTGGTCAACGCCTCGGGTCAGACCTCGCTGACCCTCGCCGCAGACCAGTACGAATATTTGACGCTGCAATATGACGGCAGCGGCAATTTCCGCGTCGAACAGGTGACGCCGGCCACGGCCCAACGTCTGGGTATGGCGGGCAGCGGCGCGCTGACGCGCTGGAGCTTCCCGGCGGCAAGCGCCTATAGCGCCGCGCTCGCCGATAACGGCAATGTCATCTCGGCCTATAACAGCCCGCTTGGCTATCTGACCGTCACGCTCCCCGCGGCGAGCGCGCTCAATGCCGGCTGGACGATCGCCATTGCCAACGATAACGGCAAGCTTGCCGCCATCCAGATCGCCTCGGGCGACAGTGCCCGAATCCTCTATCCTGGGAGCGGCGCGACGATGACCTCGCTGCAACTGGCCGCCGGCGATTACGAGGAGGCGGTGCTGCAATTCGACGGGTCGAATTTTCGGGTCATGCAGATGACGCCCGCGACGGCGGCATCGCTCGGCGTTCCCGGAACGGCATGCGCCCCGAAATGGAATTTCCCATCGGTCAGCAGTTACCTCGCGACGCTTGCCGATTGCGGAACGGTGATCTCGTCCTACAACTCACTGATCGCCAGTCTGACGGTCACCTTGCCATCGACCACGGCGATCACCGCGGGATGGTCGATGGGGTTCGCGACCGATAACGGCAAGTCGCTGACCGTCCAGGCCAACGGGACGAGCGGCGGACAAATCCTGATGCCTGGGACGCGCGGCGCGCAGTCGTCGCTGTCGCTGTACGGGCAGAACTACGAGTACCTCAAGCTCGAATTCGATGGTTCGAATTTTCGAGTGGCGTCGATGACACCAGCGTCGGCTTCCGCCAACGGCATGTTGCCGGCGACTGGCACGCCCGCCTCGTCGAGCGCCGCCTGCCAGACGGGTCAGATCGAAGCGGACAGCGACTACCTTTACTTCTGCACCGCGCCCAATACCTGGAAGCGGTCGGCCTGGAGCAGCTTCTAAACCGCTCGTCATTCCGGGGCGGCCGAAGGCCGAACCCGGAACCCATGAACACCACCGGTACTCAGCTTGGCGCGGCCCGCGTTCATGGATTCCCGCCCGCGCGGGAGCGACGAGAAAACCTTATTGGACAAAACCTATGCCCGATGTCGATACCCGCCTCGGCGGTTCGAAAACCAGCCTGGCGCCCTCCTACACCTGGGGCCAGCAAGGGTTGGAGACGCAATTCCGCGAGGTTTATCAGCCCGGCCAAGGCATCTTCTCACCCGGCTATCCGTTGGCGCCGCTCGAAGCAGAGCGGGTGCGGCTGTGGGACTATCCGGTCGGCGTCAACACGATCTATTCGCCGCGTTCCTACGAGGCGGTGTCGTTCGAGGAATTGCGGCGGCTGGCCGACGCACATGACATTACCCGGCTGGCGATCGAGACGCGCAAGGATCAGGTCGAACGGCTCGACTGGTCGATCCGGGTCAAGGGTGGAAAGCCAGCCACGCGTGAGGCGGCGGCTCGGGCGGCCGCGGTCGCCGCGTTCTGGCGTCGGCCCGATGGCGAGCGGCCATTCGCGACCTGGCTGCGCGAGTTGCTGGAAGATTTGCTGGTGCTTGACGCGCCGGCGATCGAATTGCGGCGCAATCGCGGTGGGGCGCTGATCGGCCTCGACGTCATCGACGGCGCGACGATCAAGGTGCTGGTCGACGAGACCGGCCGCCGCCCGCGCCCGCCGGCGCCGGCCTATGAGCAGGTCATCAAGGGCCGGCCGTGGAAGCTGCTGACCAGCGACGAGCTGCTGTACCTGCCGCGCAACCCGCGGCCGCACAAGGCCTACGGCTTCGGGCCTGTCGAGCAGATCGTGATGACGATCAACATCGCACTGCGCCGGCAGGTGATGCAGCTGCAGCACTTTACCGATGGCAATGTTCCGCCCGGGCTGCTCAACGCGCCGGACGGCTGGAATGTCGAACAGATCCGCCAGTTCCAGGAATGGTTCGACAGCGTGCTCGCCGGCAATACCGGTTCGCGCACGCGGCTGGTGTGGGGGCCGTCGGAAACAAAGTACCAGGCGTTCAAGGAAGCGCCCTACAAGGACGATTTCGACGAGTGGCTGGCGCGGATCGTGTGCTTTGCGTTTTCGCTGCCGCCGACCGCCTTTATCCGGCAGATAAATCGCGCCACGGCCGAGACCGCGCAGGACGCCGCGGCCGGCGAAGGGCTCGCGCCGCTGATGGGCTGGGTCAAGCGGCTCGCCGACCACGTGATCCAATACGTGATGGGGGAGGCCGATCTCGAATTCGCCTGGGGAGACCTGCGCCCGGCCGATCCGACGGAGCAGGCGAAGATCATCGACACCTACGTGCGGGGCGGCATCTACGCGGTGAACGAGGCGCGCTCGCTGCTGGGCCTCGATCCCGTGCCCGGCGGCGGCCTGCCGTTGGTATACGGTACCCAAGGCGCTGCACCGCTCGGTGCGCCGAACGCAGCATCCAGAAACCTTCATCGGAGCGCAAGGGAGCCTTGCAGTTGCCGTGCTACACCAGGGCAGCCAAGGGCTGCGTCCCTGTGCAAATACAACTCGGATGTCACCGACGAACCGCGTGTACCCGCCGGTAACTCGGACGGCGGCCAATGGACGAGCGATGGCGGCGTCGGCGGTGTATCGTTTGATGTCGCTTCACAAGACCATGACTGCGCGACGATAATTGCGGAGTGCAAGGAAGAATGTCTATCCACACCCCGCAGCGCTTGGCCCGGAGTGGGGCGCGACTGGTTTGGTCGATTCAGACGATGTGTTCGGGAATGCTGTAACCGCCAAGGCTGCTACAACTATTAGGTGGATGATGGAAAAAGCATTGGCGGCGAAGCTTATCAACTCCGTGCTTCAACTCAGCGGGCAACTGAATGATATCGACGAGCAGTTGCAGGCCCTTCCAGAAGATACCGAACGAGAGGCACTCCTAAGAGCGCTTGGTTCGGTTATGTTTGAACTGGACTCGGGCTTGATCCGCCCGCTCGTGCGGCAATATCCCGATCTCGATCCCGACCGATGAACCGACCACCGGGATCATGCCGTTCGTAACTGGTTGTAGCAGGCGCGAAGAAGCTCGGCCACTCAACCGCAACAACTTGAGACGAAGCTAGCGATCCGCAAAGTCATTAGTTGCACCGATGGTGTGGGGGCCGTCGGGCACGAAATACCAGGCGTTCAAGGAAGCGCCTTACAAGGACGATTTCGACGAGTGGCTGGCGCGCATCGTCTGCTACGCGTTCTCGCTGCCACCGACCGCCTTCATCCGCCAGATGAACCGGGCCACCGCCGAGACAGCGCAAGATGCCGCGGCCGGCGAAGGGCTGGCGCCGCTGATGGGCTGGGTCAAGCGGCTCGCCGACCACGTGATCCAATACGTGATGGGGGAGGCCGATCTCGAATTCGCCTGGGGAGACCTGCGCCCGGCCGATCCGACGGAGCAGGCGAAGATCATCGACACCTACGTGCGGGGGCGGCATCTACGCGGTGAACGAGGCGCGCTCGCTGCTGGGCCTTGATCCCGTGCCCGGCGGTGAACAGCCATTGATCTACGGCGCGCAGGGCGCCGTGCCGCTCGCCATACCGAACGCCGTAAAGGCAAGCGAAGCGACCTCATTCCGCAAATACAACCCGGACGAGCCGCGCATTCCGGTTGGCAATTCGGACGGCGGCCAATGGACGACCGAAGGCGGTGGTGGGGGATCAGATGAAGCGGCGAACGGTGGCAACGATCGCAAAAGCAAATGTATTGAGGAGTGCTTGTATCTTCTAGATCGGCCGCTACCGTATCGATGGAGCAATCTAAACCAGTTTGCCTTCCGACGATGCCTCGATGAGTGCATGCAGGCGGGATAGAGGAGAGGTCACGTGGACAAAGAGTTGGCCAAGCACGTCGTTTCTGTCGGTTATCATAGTCTTTCTTTGCTTGAGAGCCTGATTCCAATGCTCAAGAAGCATTGCGAACCAAACGAGTATGCACAATACCTGAAAGCCATCGGAGCGGTGTCAGCCGAGATGTCCGCTCAAATCTTTGATCAGGTCTTTCAGGAGCATCCCGACGTTGAAAAAGAGGTGGAGGAGAAGATCAAAAAATTCGGCCAGTTCATTTGATAAATTATTGTCCCGACAAGCGGTGGAGCGCTCGCAACGGCGTCCGCGTCAGCCACGAACAAATGACCGCCATAATGACCAACAAGATCACCCTCGACGACATCAATCGCCAGCATCGGGAGTTGTGGAAGGATCCCGAGCGGTTTCTCGAGTTGACCAACCGGCTCGTCGAGCAGCATCCTGATCTCGATCCTGACCGATGAACCAACCGCCGGGATTATGCCGTCTGTGACTGCCGTAGCAGGCGCTAGGAAGCTCCGCCACTGAAGCTAGCGATCTGCAAGGTCGTTGGTTGCGCAGCATTGCGCCGTGAACGAGGCGCGCGCGCTGCTTGGCCGTACCGCTCGTGCTGCTCGGAGTGGCAGCGCGTGACCTCTTCCAACAAACATGGTGAAACAGCGATGCGCTTTTACGCTCCGATCGCCAAGGTCGATGCCGAACAGCGGATGGTCTGGGGCTATGCCTCGACCGACGCGGAGGACGACCAGGGCGAGACCATTACCCGCGGCGCGCTCGCTGCGGCGCTCGGCGACTACCTGAAATTCGCCAATATCCGCGAGATGCACCAGATGTCGGCGGTCGGTGTTGCCGAAGAGGCCGGGATCGATGACAAGGGGCTTTATATCGGCGCCCGCATTGTCGATCCGCGTGCCTGGGACAAGGTGACCAGCGGCGTCTACAAGGGGTTCTCGGTCGGCGGCAAGGTCAAGGCGCGCGCGCCCGCCGACCGCAACGTCATCACCGCGCTAAGCCTCACCGAGATCAGCCTCGTCGACCGTCCGGCCAATCCCGAGGCGGTGTTCGATTGCTGGAAGGCCGAAGGCGGAGGGGGAGTGCCGGATGAGATCGATTACGCCGATCCCGGCTACCAGGCGGACGGCAAGAAGCGCTACCCGCTCGACAGCGAACGGCACATCCGCGCCGCCTGGGCATTTATTCACATGCCGTCAAACGCCGAGCCTTATAGCGCGGGTGAACTTCAGCAAATCAGGGATCGCATCGTCGCGGCGTGGAAAGCGGAGATCGACCCGGCCGGTCCGCCGGCCGCGACCGGCCCCGCGTCGAACGGGATCGCCAACCAAGCGACGCTCGACCATGTTCATGACAGCCTGAAGGCTATGACGGACGGCGATTGCTGCAAGCCTTTGCCGGCAAACGGTTCTCGGACCATGCTCGGCCATCTGAAGCACGCCCACGATGCGCTGTGCCGCGCTGGTGCGCGGTGCGTTGGGTTTGTCGCCGATGAGGATGCCGAGCTCCCCGATAAGGCGGCACGCGCCGATGATATCGTGAAGGCGCCCACCGCCGACATCCTGCCGCGCATCGAGGCGCTGACAAAACGTGTCGCCGAACTGGAGGCGATGCCAATGCCGGCACTGACCGTGGCGCGGACCGTTGGCGGTGTCTCCAAGCGCGAGGACAGTCTTTACCCAGGCGTCACCTCGGACGATGTCGTCGTCGCGCTGGCCCGCATGAGCGATGAGGAGCGGACGCTGGCGCTGATCAAAGCGGCGCACGCCAACCCGATACGACCGTTTTCGACGCGCTGAGCGCTCCTAAGTTTGACCCTTACCCAACCCGCCGTTCGGCGGGTTTTTTGCTGCCCGAACGAAGGGAAATCAACGACATGAACCCGACACTGGACACGCTCGATCTGGTCAAGGGCGCGTTGCGCTCGCCCAGTGACCAGATCGCGAAGACGATTTCGACCTCGACCGGCCTCGTCGCCTTCGATCTGCAGGCGCCCGCCAAAAACCTCTACCCATTCGTGACGCCGATCCGCAACGTCATCCCGCGCGTCGGCGGTGGAACCGGCACGGCGACCAATTGGCGCCAGGTAACCGCGCTCATCGGTTCGGGTTTCGATGCGATGGGTTGGGTTCCGGAGGGCCAGCGCTCGGCGCAGATGTCGTACACGACCGCCAGCAAGTCGGCGACATTCGTCACGATCGGCGAGGAAGACGCGGCGACCTACGAAGCGATCAATGCCGGCCGCGATTTCGAAGACATCCAGGCCCGGATGACCTTCCGCCTGCTGCAGAAGATGATGCTGAAAGAGGAGATGGCGATCCTCGCCGGCAATGCCTCGCTGCAGCTTGGTACGCCGGCGACGCCTGTGCTGTCGGCGGCGGGCAGCGGGGCAACGCTGCCGGCCGCGACCTATTATGTGAAGGTCGTCGGGTTGACGCTCGAAGGCTATCAGAATTCGAGCCTGTCCACCGGGGTTGCCACGACCAAACACATTACCGGCGCCGACGGCAAAACCTACGACCTCTCGGGCGGCTCGTCGAATATCAGCGCCGAAAGCACGGGCCAAGCCGTGACCCTCGGCCAAACACTCTCGGCCACCGTAACGCCGCTCACGGGTGCGATCGCCTATGCCTGGTATGTCGGCACCGCGACCAACGCCGAAACCTTGCAGGCCATCACCGCGATCAACAGCGCCACATTCTCGGCGCCGCTCGCCGGCAGCCAACAGGCGCAAAGCGCGATCACCGCCGACAATTCCGCCAATGCGAATTATGCCTTTGACGGGCTGCTCACCACCGCGTTCAAGAGCGGTTCCAACGCCTATGTCAGCACGCTGGCCACGGGCACAGCGGGCACCGGTACGCCGCTCACTGCCTCCGGGCGCGGCTCGGTGGTCGAGATCGACACCATGTTCCAGACGATGTGGAACAACTACCAGCTGTCGCCGACAGTCCTTTACGTCAACGTGCAGGAACTGAAGAACATCACCGCGAAGGTGCTGTCAAACGCCTCGGCGCCGCTGCTGCGCTACAATGTCAGCGATGACGGCAACCCCTACGATCTCGCGGCGGCGGGGGCGGTGTCGTATTACTTCAATCCCTTCGCGTTGAACGGCGGGTTGCGCATCCCGATCCGCATTCATCCGCGCGTTCCGCCGGGTACGATCATCGGCTGGGCCGAGAACCTGCCGGTGCAATACCAGTCGAATGAGGTGCCCAACGTCGCCGAGGTGAAAACGCGGCAGGATTACTATCAGATCGATTGGCCGGTGGTGACGCGGCAGCGCCAGGTCGGCGTCTATGCCGAAGAGGTGCTGGCGGTGTACGCACCGTTCGCGATGGGCGTCATCACCAATATCGGCAATGGCTGAGGCATCGCCATGGCATTCGGCGACCTGACGACGCTGGCCGACGTCACTTCCTGGCTGCAAACCGGGCAGAACCCGTTCCCTTCGGTCGATGACGCGCTGATCACGCGGCTGATCACCGCTGCCAGCCAGTTCATTCAGAGCTGGCTGCAGCGGCAGATCGCGGTCAGCGATTGGATCGAAACCCGCGATGGCGATGGCGGGCAGCGCTTGGTCTTCGCCAATTTTCCGGTGAGCGGGGTTTTGTCGCTGACGATCGACGGGCCGGCAATCCCGCCGGCGCCAACGGGCGGCGGCTTTGGCGCGGGGTATGTGTTCAGCCCGACCGAACTCGCGCTGCGCGGGTATGTGTTCACCCGCCGGCCGCAAAACGTCGTGATCACTTACACGGCGGGATATGCCGCGGTTCCCCCTGACATCGCTCAAGCCTGCGTCGAACTGGTCGCGCAGCGCTATCGCGAGCGGACCCGCATCGGCGAGGTGTCAAAGGCGATGATGAGCGGCGAGACGGTTACCTTTTCCCAAAAGGACATGAGCGACGGTGTGAAAACGCTCCTCACGCAATACCGGGCGGTGGCGCCGGTGTCGGGTTTTGCCCGCGTGCCGGCGCCAACGGAGACCGACCCCGCAATCATGGCGGCCGCATTTTGATCACCGTATCGGCGGACGGTTTCGACGCGCTGAGCGCACGTCTCACCGCGCTGCCACAGACGCTCGCTGCGCGCTTGACGCAAGAGATCGAGCGTCTCGGCGGCACGCTGCGGGACCGCGTGGAACGCAACCTTTCCGGCCGCGTCCTGCAACAGCGCAGCGGCCGTCTGGCCGCCAGCATCGCGGTCGATGTCGAACAGGTCGGTATCGGCGCCAGGCTCAGCGTCAGCAGCGACTCGTCCTACGCCGCGATCCACGAATACGGCGGCATCATACCGGGACGCACGATCCTGCCCCGAAACGCCCGTGCGTTGTCATTTCCGTGGCGCGGGGAGCAGCGGTTTTTCAAGCGCGTGTCACTGCCCGCCGTGACGATGCCGGAACGCTCGTTCATGCGCTCCGCGCTCAGCGAAACCGAGGCCGATATCCAAAGCGCGATCGCGGCCGCGGCAGCAGAGGTGATGCAGGGATGATCAACCGCGAAGCAATATACGCGGCGCTGTTTGGGCTGTTCGAAACGGCAGCCGATTTCGCGACGGTCGACCGGCGTCTGCGCCATTGGAGCGATGGCGCGCCGGCCGAACAACCGGCGCTCTTTGTGGCGCAGAAAAGCGAACTGGCGAGCGTCAATACGCTGGGTGCGCCGACGGTGTGGACGCTCGCGGTCGACCTCTACGTCTACGCGCATTCGAGCGATCCGTACCTGGCACCGGCGACGGTGCTCAATCCGCTGATCGATGCCGTCGAAGCGGCGCTGATGCCTTCCGTGGCGACCGGCGTCCAGGATCTCGGGCTGCCCGCGATGGTGCAGCATGCGTATATCCACGGCAAAATTGAGACCGATGAAGGCGTGCTGGGCGACCAGGCCGTCGCGATGGTGCCCGTCGAAATTCTCTGCGTCGGCTGATGCAAGGGCGGTTTTGCCGCCAACCCATCAATCTTCAAGGATGATCTAATGGTTCGCAACCCCATCTGGTCGTTGGCGGTCCTGCTGTCGCTCGCGCCAATTGCGCCGGCGTTGGCCGACAACAGCCAAGGCCCCTATCAGGCCGTCGTTCCGGGGGCGAACGCGCCGCCGGTGGAGATCGTCATTCCGAACGGGTCAGGTCAGACCGCGCCGCCAAGCTCGAGCCTGCCCCTGCCGGTGACCATTCAGACCCTGTCGAGCGTCAATGGGTCCGGCTCGGTGACGCGGCCGGCAAATACGACGGCCTACACGGGTGCACAACTGATCGCGAACAACATTTCGGGAAACGTGACTCCGACCCCCGTGACCGTCACCGGCACGCCCGCGGGCACCGGCAAGATCGTCAGCGCGTTCGCCGAGACCAGTTACACCGGCGGCACGGCACCGCCAACGCAGTATTGGCACCTCTTCTCGAATTCGCCGATCACCGTGTCGGGCCTCAAGGACGGTTCGGCCTATGTCGGTCCCTATGCCGCCGATATTGCCAGCGGCTACTACCTCGGCACGCTGGCCTGCTCGTCATGGCAAAAGACCAATGACGGCACGGCGCAGTGGTTTTCACCGTGCTCACCGAACAACGGGGTCATTCCGGCACTGCCCTTCAAGGCACTGGCGGGACAGACCTATCTCTACGCGCTGGTCGAGACCGGAGCGGGTGGGTACACACCGATCTCCGGCGAAGTCGAGACGCTGATCGTATCGACCGATCGCGATCAGTGACGCCATGGGAAAGTTAATAACCCGCGTCGCCGTCGCTGTCTCTGTTGCGGCGGTGATTGCCACTCTTGCCGGCGCGGTTACCGGCGCCGAGCGGCGGCACCAGTCCGAGCAATATGCTGCGCCGGGATGGGTGCTGGCCGGCGCCGCGCTCGATTTCAACTTCAAGTCCGGCCAGTTTTGGCAAAAGGGCGTCGGGCTTGGCGCGGCGTCGGCAGTGCTCAGCATCACGCGGGCCTCGGCCGAAACCTCGTTGCTGCCGACCTCGCCGTCCGGCGCAAGCTACCTGACCTTCGCCAGTAACGTGCCGCCGATTGTGCCCGATCTCGGGCTGCAGCTCTACGAGGGCCGCACGAACTACCGTAAGCGGTGTCCTCGCACCACAGCTCTGGCCGCTTGA